AGGACGAGACCCAGGTCCAGTGTTGTGTCAATCAAAGTATTGTCCTTCCCCAACTCTATGATTCCATCTCGAACCTTGAAGTTTTCACTATGGAACGAGGTCACCACCCCCTCCACGAGGACGTTACCATCTACGACGAGGTCTTGGGTGATGTGGGTGTTACCCGAGACGACGAGGACATTTGACCCCACATCATCCACGTAAAGGTTTGACCCCACATCTAAGGTGTGTACGGGTGATCCATTTGCCACACCAACATTTGAGAGGGTGGTCACACTCGTTTCGGGATTATTGAAGGATACGGTATTTGCCGTCACATTACCATTAAGTGTGGCATTTTGGAGACTAAAGTCAAAAATATCTTCAGCCACGGCACCCGAATCTGTGATTTCTTTGGTCACTTGATTAAATGTCACAACTGTGATATTTCTATCTGAGACATCCTCCCGTAACCGCATGGGTGTCATATAGATGGCATTTGAGGTATTTGCTTCTAGGAACTCGTCACTGGCATTAAAGACTATGGTATTATCTGCCTGTTCCTGTCTACAATTTTTACCGAAGCGGATTCTCGTAGACCTCTCCACTGTCGGTAAGTTCTTTACCATTTATATAACACTTGATTTTATTTACACGAATAATTAGTTTGCATACAAGAGACCGGCCATACCATTTTGTATACGTAATATGTTGTAGTTGACTGCGTATATGGGGTCCATTATGTCTAGGGATTCGCTCATAATCTTGGCTGAGTTGAGGCGGCTAAAATTGAGGGTCCCCGTGGGCTGATAGGAGCTGGTCATGAGGCAGAAACAATACAAAAAAAAGTCGGGCGAGGTCACAAAGTTGGTGTGATAGTAGTTCATGACGTCGATAAAGTGTGGCTGGCTCCACCTATAGTTACCAACATCTAGACCATTTATGGTGAGTTTAATTCTATTCGATGGTGAAGTTAGGGAGCTTACAACGGATGTATTTGATGATGCGATATACTTCACGGGGTGATTGAATGTGAGTTCTTGGATTCTGTTTTGGGATGGAATATTCTTTTGAACTTGGGTGATGAGAATGTCGTGGGTCTTTTTGGAAATTTGTGCACGTTCTTGGGTATCTATATAGTAATAGTTTGCAAAGCATTCTATGTTATAGGCGGACGCATTTGGTCCCCAATAGATACGCAACTCTACATTGTGATAGTTTAGGGCCACAAGGGGAATTGCGGATTGTGCACTCTCACAAAAGAAGAAGCGGAGGGGGTAGAAGTAGGAGGATGAGCTCGTACCGGGGTGTGGTCCCATTGCACTCTTGGACACATTTTGGGCGAACGTATCTATGGCAATTTTCTCACTGAATATGGAATCTTGGGTATCTACGACGGAGCCACCGATGAGGAGTTCAACCTTATCTACCAGGGTTCTCCAATCATCTATAGATTGGGCTTGACTCGAATCATCTGCGGCGAAGTACACGTACCCGAGGAGATCCCCGGAGCGTTCAAAATTAACACTGGACATTGAATTACTTTTCACTGCTCCAAGAATTGTTTGTTTTTCGATGGACTGTGAAAAGTTAGCATGTCTTTTAAAGTGTGAACTAAAGAAGGATATTTCGGGATTACCCATGATATATTCATCCTGGGCACCTATAGCAATCAATTGAACAACACCAGCGGACATGGTATACTACTCTATGGGGAGAAAATTACAGGTTGGGTTTCCTACACACAAAACGGAGGACTAAATAGTTATCTTCGATTGGACTTGGTGGTTCAATGAGAACACCGTCTTGATTTCGGATATTAATGGTTAAACGACTGATGGTTCGAATTGGATTTATATACTGGGTTACGATTGGGTAATTATCTCTAAAGCTAATGAGTCCACTGTCATCAGCTGTAACGAGACTAGCGAAGGAGTTTCGCACCACGCTCATAGTGGCTTGTCCAGTGAGAACGTTTGACGCTCGATCCGAAAAAATAGAGTCCAGTTCTTCAATCGAAACATAGCAGTGACCCGTTCCGTTGATGGGTGCAACTGTATTAATTCTCGCAGCCAAAAGTCTGGCCTGAACAACATTATGGACGGGTTGGTTCAAAAAACATGTAAATGTATTAGCGCTGGACTGACCAATCGTATCAACTGTGATTGTATGATACTCATAGTTGAGGTCTGGGATCATTTCCGTTGGCGACGTGATGAGAGCCATTTATAGTTAGTTTAGATTAAAGATCCACCGATTCCTTCGGCAATCTTGTAGGAAGCGTGGTCACCCACAAGCTTTTGGGCGCCACAGAGACCACCTGGGGTGAGGCTCTTTGTGTAGGGGCTGTCCTCCTTACCCGACCCTGGTACACATTCCATGCGGTTCTCGAGATCGAAGATGGATTTGTCACTGACAACTTCGATCTTGATTGGCATGGGCTGGTATCTGCTGCTTTTCTTCATGATACCTAGGACGGATATGATTGAGAAAAGTATGACGATGGAAGTGAGAGCATTCCTGTTGGTCTTATTGAACTTGAACATTTATAATGTATCAACATTTTTTATAAACTGCGTTAAAGGTAATTTTTTTAGTTTCTACATAAAGAGTAGATGGATGAAGAAATAATCATCGACCGTGGACACACGACTGTTATGAAATTAGACGCTGACGAGCAGGCCCTGATGGATGAAATAGAGATTTCAGCCCCCCGTCCCCAGCCTGTACCCAGACCCGCTCCTTATCGACCCCAGCGACCTGTGCACCAAGAACAGGAAACGATGGACGCCTTTGTAAACCCCAACAAGCAGACCGCCCCAAGGCAGCCCATGCAGGAGGAGGAGATTGATTACGGTGAGGAAGAACCAGCATTTTACGACGACGAGCCCCAGATGGGGGAGGGTCCATCAGGTGAGCAACCTTCTAAGGGGTACACGTCGGTTGATGAAGAGAAGTCCGATCTCATCAACAAATTGGCACGCTTGGAGAAGAAGGGGTTCTCTGTGAATAAGCGCCTCAACGCATACTCAAATGTTGAGGAACTTAGGGCTGAGGTTAAGAGGATTACCTACAGCATCGATGTGGAGCAGTCTATTCGTTTCTCTAGGCGAATGCTTGTGGCGTGTGTGACTGGTCTAGAGTTCCTCAACAAGAGGTACAACCCCTTCGAGATTCAGTTGGAGGGGTGGTCTGAGTCTATCATGGAGAATGTTGACGACTATGATGGTGTATTTGAGGAACTCTATGTCAAGTATCGGTCAAAGGTCAGCGTAGCCCCAGAGGTCAAGCTCATCATGATGTTGGGTGGTTCGGCCATGATGTTCCACCTGACCAACTCGATGTTCAAGTCGGTGATGCCCAACATGAATGATGTGATGAAGCAGAACCCCGATCTCGTGAAGAACATGATGAGTGCTGTCCAAAATACGACACGGAACCCTGGGGGACCGGCCACAGAGGCCCCAGTTGGTGGGACAGGGCAGTACGAGATGCAGGGCCCAGGTCTAGACATTTCCAGTTTGATGGGGGGCATCATGATGCCCCCACCACCCCCAATGAACACGACCCCAGCCGTCCAAGAAGAGGAGGACATTTCCGATATCATGTCCATCTCAGGTGATTCCACTGGTGGTGAGGTGAAGGAGGTGAACGTGGGGGCCACAAAGGCTAAGAGGACTAGACGAAAAAAGAAGACCGAAATTAATCTCTAAATACTATATAAATGATAGCGTACTGTCCGCTTGAGGAGGTGGAACCTCCCACCCGACAACAGAAAGTTGTCGAAGAACCAGTGGCCAAGGAGGCCAAGATGGTTGGTCGTGAAGAAACTGAAATGAATTACGTCATCATGGGCTTCATTGTTGGCGTGATTATTCTCGCCGTCTCTGATTCCATCAGGGCGTAAATGTAATAAATCTACCGAGGGGTTTTCCCCCAAAGTAAATTTAGTATGTGAATGTTGCGTGTGTAAGGGTTCCACTCTTTATGGACACCAGCTTACCACTGGTCGATGATATGAGTTCCACAAAGATGTCAAATTTATATTTACGGGGGGTCCCCAAATTGGTCAAAAAGAGGGGTTGAATTGTGATTGAATTTCCAGTAGTAGTTACTGAAGAACTCCATGGATAGGCGGTTCCCACGTTTCCAAAAATGTTCTTTGTACCGATTGTTATATCTGTCCCGGGTGTTGTCTCGTCACTCGTGCCGCCATTTATTTCGAGAATTAGGGTGCTCATGTTGTCTTTGTCTTCATCATACTCCCTCAAAGAGGCTACAATCTTCGCATAGAATGCACCATTTCCAAAGGTTAGAGTCTTCGTATTATTCCCACTTGGGGAACTCTGTACTATTACATTTGAGTACCTCTTACAGGCCACCTGTTGAGAGTTGGTGATTACACCTCCACCAACGTGGAGGTCGGTCTGTGCGGCAGAGCCCCCCAAACCGATAGCGACCTGTTCACCGAGATCGATAAGGCCCTTGATAACGAGATCCCCAGAGACCTCGACGCTACTTTCTAAGAACAACTCTCCAGATTGGGGGGTGATGTACACATTACCCGATACATCGCCGTGTATGTTCGATGTCCCCGCGGTCGTCTTGAGTTGAATGACGGCGTTGCTTGAGGAATGTTCAACTCGTGCCGTACCATCGTAGACGTGGAACTTTTCGGTTGGTGCCGAAGTCCCCACACCCACGTTACTAGTGTGTATGACGTGGAGGCCATCACTTTCTGCGCCATTGTTTACACCACCCAAGACTGTACCATGTATACTTCCAGAACTGAAGCCCCTTAGGTACCCGCCATAGTTGTCGTTTGTATTGAGGAGGATACCAGTCTTTGTATTGGTCCCAGGGCTCTCAAGTTTGAGGACATCGATATCTGCCGTGACCCCAGAGTATATGTGTACATTTGTTGATGGGTTGTCTGTGCCGAAACCCACGAGACCCTCGTATGTGAAGCGTAAAAACTCTGTCGCGGTTCCACCGGTTCTATTACGGAAGGTCAGGTCGGTATCTTCTACTGTCTCTATGATACCACGGGATGGTGTTGTACTCGTGGAGAATATATCCATCGAACCTGTGATGATTTTCTGATCCTGGGGAAACTCGAAACCACCGTTGATGAAGAGCTTCGAGTTTCCACCCGGGTCGGTGGAGGTACCGATGAGCACACGATCTTCATTGATGGTCAAAAGGCTGGACACACCCGTGCCATTCGTAATGGCGTCTTCAACTTCAGACTGACTTAAACCAGCTGAATCATATGTCTGGAACTCGTGCAATGGAGCGATAGTTCTAATTCTATCTGGGCCACCGGCACCCGTAGTTTCGTTACCTTTGAAAATTACAAGTTCAGATTTACCATCGATATTATATTGTCTCTCCCGAATGAATGTATTTGAAAATTGATCTGTATCGACACCACCAAATGTAAGTTGATGTCCCAAAACGATATTTCCATCTACTTCAAGTTTACCACGGGGTACATCTGTACCTATACCAACATCACGGGTGGTACCATCTATATACAAACCCACATTTGTGGAATCTGAAACATCATCCTCATTCCTCGTAATTCTAAAATCGCGCACCCCCGTTACACCGACGGTCCACCCTCGTGGATTACTATCTTGGTTTGATTGAATGAAAGACGCGAAGGAGTTGCCCGTTATAAGGTCGGTTTGTGTGGCTATAATCGCATCACCGTACCCAGTTCCATGCTGGTTATGAACAAGTATACCATTCTCCCTCGCATTTCCAATGCCCGTCCCTATAACTTCAAGGTGTGCACCGGGGGTGGTTGAACCTATACCCACCCGCCCATCACTTCGGAGGGTGAGGATGTCCTTCTCATCTGTGTAACTTTCATCTGTGAGGTAAATGTCTAATTTTGTTTTGGATTTTAGTGAAGTGTCATCGAACTTCCCAATCTTGAAAGTTGCTCTCACACCATCATAGGTTCCACCCGCCCCCTCCCTCGTCAGGTGCATCACGTTTCCGAGATCGGTGACGCCTTGAATGGGTGAGGTATTCGTTACAACTAGGGGTGTCCCTAGGTGGCTGTATCCATTTGAATTGGTGACGGGATTATTAAAAAACACTGTACCACCAGAGGTGTGGAGGAGACCTTGGGGGGTGGCCGTCCCCACCCCAACATTACTGGATTCGAGAATGGTCAATTTTGGTGAACCCATCGTGGATGTCGTGCTCGCATAAAAGTTGAGACCCTTCCCCGAACCGACGACGCTTTCCACCTTTGTTTGTTTTAGTACTGGGTCGGCATAAGATTTCATATAGGTTTGGGCATTTCCGTAGATGGCTGCGTTACTTCCGTTAATTTTGAGGTTCCCTCCAATGGTGAGAGCCTCTGAAGGTGCAGTGTTTGCGATACCCATCTTACCATCTGCCGCGATACGCACCCGCTCGGTATTTTTAGTTTTGAATGTTATGTTTTGAAAATCGGGTGTCAATTTAGCACCCGAAATATCTATGGAGGATATGTTAGAGCCTAGGGGGCCCGCGCGGATAGAGGCAACATTTGAGTTTGTATCTTCACCATCAAAATCGGCGTGAATGACGATATTTTCAGAGGCTGTTATACCAGTCGCACCCTCCATGAAGGACAGGTCTGTAACCTGAATCGACTGGGTAATGAGACGACCGGTGACCAGGTTACCCTCGACGGTCATGGTATTGGCACTCGACGCGTGAACATTTACAAAGAGTTTGTCACCGATAGACAAACTGTCTGTTGGTGTGGTGTTTGCAATACCGGATGGTAGTGAACCAGTGGTTTGGATACCGTGGGCTTGAATATTTGAGTTTACGAGCATGGGTACATCCGCATCGGCGTCGAGGGTGATTAGATTACCAACCGTTAAACCATTGTCACCGATTCTCAAACCCTCAAAGTATCCATACCCATTGGCGTGGAGTAGGTTGGATGCTCCAGCTGTATCATTTATATAGAGGTTTGAACCCACTGAGAGTGAGAAATCTGGTGAAGTATTGGCTATACCAAAGTTATTTTGTGTATACAGTTCACCGTGTACGTAGAGGTTTAGAGTGTTTGAAGTATCAAATGTAAATGTCTGTGTTTCGGGTCCACCGAATGTCCTCGACAAATTGAAATTCTTATCGGAGTGGGTGTAGCCGACAAAGAGGTTTGCTTCATTTGGTTGGTCCACCATGAGTAAAGCTGTGTCGTAGGTTCCATTGTTCCCCGTACCCATTTGAATAACGGCATTAGAAACGACCAGATTATTGACACTCGTATAATCGGGAGCTTCTGTGATTGCCAAGTTTCCAAAGAATTCAACGTCTCCAAAAACTCTGAGTATCCCATCTTGAACAACTACGTTACCATTTTTGAAGACGGCTACATTAGAATCAGAATTTGGATCAACTTCGGTTCCCACCACAAGTTGTGTTCCGACGGTGACGTTTGTTGAAAATGTATTACCACCTATATGGAGTACGTTAGAGTCTGAAGAATCCGCCACCAATTTTTCACCTACCCGAAATGTACTAGATGTTTTAAGATTGGTTGAAAGTGTGTTCCCCGAAATGATAAATAAATTTTCAGTTCCATCGTTCGTATCGACGACAACCTTATCAGCCCCCGCTTGTTGGATTTCAAATTTTCTCGTTGGGTTGAGGGTTCCGACCCCCATTTTATCATTGACGACAACACGTTCTGTGCGTATACTTTTATTGACATCCAACACAATCTCCTGACCAGCATTCATAAATAAATCTGCACCAACTGAGAAACTCTTGGTTGGATTTGAATTTGAAATACCGATACGACTTACAACAACTTCATCGGCTTCAATTTCACCTGTAATAATTGCTGAAGCAGTGGTAAGAACCTCCTGCTCTATTGGGTCGGCATCTAGACTGGCGACATATACCTGGTCAAACCTGACTGTTCTTCCCATTTATATTAGTTACCAAATAAAATCCCAGCCATTCCATTTTTGATCCTCAAAACATTATAGTTTACTGCGTGAATATAGAGTTCTTGACCAGCTGGTCTGAGACTTCCCTTTTCAACCCCCCTGAGTATAAGCTTTGCGTTATCTATACGACTAAAATTACAGGTCCCAGATGGATTGTAATCTGATGCATTTAAACAAAAGTGATACGCAAAGTATCTCGTTTGGAATAAAACTTCCGTCGTGTGTACAAAATCGGATGTCCCGAATTTAGATTTATAGTAATTTTGAACGGTGTGAAAGTACATAGGGCTCATATCCTCGAGAAGGGGTGTTCCATTTATATGTATATCACCATTGTGAAATGTAAAACGATCATTGGCGAAATCGTTATTGAGGGCGTTAAATCCGAAGAATATAGACTTCACTGGGTGGTTGAAGCAAGACAAATCTAAACTATTATCACCACCTTGTTGGATGGCGTGATCTGAAACTGTTTCAAGTGGGTACTCAACACTTTGTACCTGTGTGATTACGAAATCCATTTGACGTGTAATCATTTGTTCCCTCTCATCCTTGTCTAGATAGATGTAGTTTCCATAGACTTTGATTTGTTTATTTTCATCCGATACACCAACAAATTGTGCATTATCAAAGTGTATTTTAATTTCAACTTTGTGATGTTGAAGTGCCAAAAGTGGGAGAAAAGCTCCATGGTCACAAAAGAAAAAGTGGAATGGGAGGAAACTTGGGTTAGACGCCGAAACCTTGTTGGTCAATTCCTGTGACTTTACGTGGGTATCCGCCAGGTAATTGGGCCATATATCACTGAAATAGTCGTAGGGTTGTGAGTCCACCTTTTGACCACCGATAAAGAGATCAACGGTGGAATTGTAAAAAAGATTGGAGGATACAGCGTTCCCCTCGCACCATATACCATTAATGATATCACCCAATACTGGAATAGTAATTGTATTATCTGTATCGTTTATAGATTTGATATATTTCGGGGCTTGTGAAAAGTTGGTGTGCCTCGTAAACTTTATACGAAAAAACGAATGTCCCTCCTCGGTCATAAGGTAAACATCCTGCACACCCTTTGAAACGAGTTGTATTAATGCACCTGACATTTATTTATTAATCAGATTATAAAAACAGACACTTTCCCTGAGGGAAGTCGCTCTTTTTTTCTTCCTTGGGTTTTCCATGAATTTTGAACCCCCCTTGGCGGTACACCTTCATCCTCTTATAGTACATAGCCGTGAATATAGACCATGGATCATGAACATCGTAGATGTGGGGATTGTTCTTTTTACCCTTGGTCTCCCTCATGATGCGTCCAATACTTTGGGTAATATCTGACTTTGGTGAAGCTAGAATGACCGTGTCTAGGGTGGGTATGTCCAAGCCTTCATGGGCTTGACTGAACGTCGCGAAAATGATCTTCTTCTTCGAGGATTCCTGGAGGTCCTTCTCTTTCATACCCCCCATGTAGAGACCCGAACTCTTGGGGAAACATTGGTGAAGAAATTCACAATGGAACCTCCGGTCGCTTAGAACGAGGAGTTGCCTCGTCCCCGCCGAAGCCTTTTTTACGAGTTCCACCAACATTTTGTTTCTGTTCCTATCTTCAACCAACTCTGTGATCATGTTGGGCATCGATATCTTCCCGTTCCTCATAGAGGGTGGTGGGTTTCTGTAATTGAAGCACTCGTAGGTGATTGGGAACACCTCAACCTGTTCCTGATTTTTCCTCTCCACTGCGAAGAAGGTTGGTCCCATAAACCAGTGGAGGACTTTGGTGAGACCATCCTTCCTCTCTGGGGTTGCGGAGAGACCAAAAATGTGTTTCGGACACATCTTGAAGAGGGACTGACTGAATACTTTTGCACATATATGGTGGGCTTCATCTACAATGAGGGTTCCCACACTTTCAAAGTCCGAAAAGTTGTACTCCTTTAGGGACAGGGACTGAAGCATCGCGATGACGAAATCACATTCAACTTCCTTCTTATCCTGTTGGACGATGCCGATTGTGGCCCCTGGACAGAACTGCTGGATTCTCTCCCTCCACTGGTCTGCCAGGAACTGTTTATGAACGACAATCATGGTCCTGTAGCCCAACTTACAGGCTATTGCCAGGGATACGGTGGTCTTCCCAAAACCACACGGGAGTGAGAGAACGCCATGACCCGCCTTAAGAGCTGCAGCAAGTGCTTCATTTTGGTGTGTTGCGTCTCGAAGGGTGCCGGCAAACTTTGTTCTAATCCGGGTGGGTTGGGGTCTTCGGTCCTCCTTGGGTTCACCAAGTTTCTCGACACCATAGAAGCGCGGGATACAGATACCACCTGTAATCGTTTTAAAAACTTTAAAAGGTGGTGGCGGAAATCCATAATCCCCATTGACTATAGGTCTTACGGTAAGTTCCTTTTTAATTTCTTGGAGGGGTCCTTCAGTGGCGAGGTACCCAGTTCTAGTGAGCATACTGATTTAAAGAGGATAAACTTTAAATGAGTAAATGCCTGTTATACATATAGATGAACAGATTCAAAAGTTATTTCAGGAAGTATATAGACTCCAAGGGATGATTCAGATATTCCAACAGTTTAAAAATTCTGGTCTACATGTAATCGAACTTCCGGATCAAAATGAAGAGCTCGAAAGTATCCAAGAAAATCCGGAATAATTTTCAACGTTCCAAACTCCTTTGAATTCTATTTTAATTCTAACTTCATCACCCCTTGTAAGAGACTGAATTGGTTTACCCGTAACCTCACACATCACTCTCCTATAACGGTATGGAACTTTCACTTTCAGAACATTTCCATCTAGGGGGTCGTCTATATTTTGATTTTTTAAAAGAAATTGTTTACGATAGTGAATGGAGGAAACCCTTTTCGCTGCGTCTGGTTCAAGTGTGAAACGGATATACTTCTTATCATTATAGTCATATAGTGGTTCGTATACATGTGCAACTACTTCCATCTGCTACGATATAGTACGACCAAAACTATAAGTATCATAAGTAAAATCATGATGACGCGACTTAATACGAGTGGTTTAAGTGGTTCTCTCGTTTTAAAAACTTCATGACTCAGGTGTCTAGAAACTTCAATGGCTGCTTCAATACTAGAATAGGGTGTATTTCTAGGAGACATCATACCACACATGGCAACCTTTGGGCATGCACCAAAGTGTGGGAGTTGTCCATGTAGACTGAGAACCCCCGAGGATTGGGAGAATGACCACCCCCCATCCTCACTCCATTCAGCACCCCACCCAATTCGTATGTTGGTGGGGGGTGGAAGTTTCAATTGTTTGAGAACTTCTAATTTTAAAAGTTCTGGATTATTTGAAAGAACTTCTTTGGTGAGGTTACAAATCACACATGCCACAGTTTTACCATCTGAGAGAACTCGGGGTTGTAAATTCCATTTCGTTTTCGTGGCAAATTCAAGATCTGATTTGAGGGTGATTGGTTCTTCGTAATCGAGGAGAACATTTATAGCACCATACGTACTCTCCCTCACCTTCTTGTCTGCGTCCGGTCCCCAGTTGTCACCCAATAATTTGAGTGCAGGACTGTTATCTATACATAAAAAAAGATACCCACCTTGAATACTATCACCATTTGAAAATGTGGCGATGTAATCAGTTTCTCCATATTCTACATCTTTAATTTCCTTACCAAATACAAAGTTTACACCGGCATCTAAAAGTGCGTTTTCCATCGCATCACACATCAATTTACCCGAACCTCTCTGTGTATAAGGTTTCGATAATACTACATTGTCGAGATTTCTAATAAATTCGTAGGCAGACATGACATCCCAGGTGACACCATCCATTATGAGTGGTAAGGTCTTAATGACATCTTCACCGGATTTAGTTAATCGACCGGGTGTAATTGCTGCTTTCAAACTCATCTTCTTATATTTTTCGGGGTTGAGGGCTACCCCCAAAACCAGGGATAATAGTACGCCATAGTCTTTCAAACCCAATGAACCAGTTAGGAATTTTGTATGTTCGTCACCACCTTTCGAGGGTTCAAACATTTGTTCCCAATCTATATTCATTTCATCAAAGAGGGATTTAGTATTTACAAAAGCTCTGTCAAAAAGAACTCTGTGTGCGTGAAGATCTCTTACTTCTACACCCGGTTCCCACCATGAGCCACCGGATGACGTCTTTTTGTCGTAGATTGTTATATCGTGTTCCTCACCTGAGTGAATAATCTCCCAAGCGAGGGACATCCCCGTTGGGCCGGCACCGATGATATGAATCTTCATTCTACTCTTAGTTGATATATAATTTTTCGTGAGTCAGCGTGTAAAATGTTATGAGTCCCAAAGTTATCCAAAGTTGTGGGTCCATAAATTTACGTCCATTGTAAAGAAGGAATATGTTTAAAAAAATATGCATTGGGATAGTTTCCCTACCATACTTAAGATAGAACCCTGCCGTAGCTGAACCTGAAAGTAAAAGTGCACTCATGAAAGATGTCATAGAGGGCTTATATAAAAACCAGGCGGTAAAAAGCAACGCCACGTAGGATATAAATATCGACCTCCTCCCCAATTCTCGTATACTATCAACAACTAGGGGTCGTTCACATTTCAACACTTTCGTTTCCCAATGTGGACCGAGAATGAGGTAAGAAAAATATAAAAGTATAAACACTTCCCACATATACTTTATTAAGGATATTTAAAAAATATCTCTTTACTGTATGTATGTTGAGTGTTAGGTGCAATGTGATCAAACCCTTACCCAAACCAACTCAACAGAAGGTAAATACTTGGAAGTTTGCCGCCAAATTTCTGTGGAAAGAGCGTTTTATGGAAGATAAAGCGGAGCTTGGCAGGTGGACGAAAGATCAACTTCTCGATCTTGGTCCAACATTTGTAAAATTAGGACAAATTGCGTCTACGAGGGGGGACCTCTACCCCCCAGAGTTCACCCGTGAACTTGAATCTCTCCAAGATGATGTCCCCGCATTTGATTATAATTTGGTTAGGGATCAGATTGATTTAGATATTTTCAAGGACTTTGATGATGTCCCCTTTAAGTCTGCTAGTATTGGTCAGGTCCACAAGGCTACTCTCCAAAATGGAAAACCCGTAGTTGTAAAATTGAAAAGACCGGGTATTTATGATACGATGCAATCCGATACGGAAACTTTGAAACAAATTCTAAAAATAGTTCAATCTGTGGGGATTGATACTGGGAATAGTTCAGACTTTGTTCTCAATGATTCAATTGAATATCTTTTGGGTGAAGCAGACTATGTTCAAGAAGTCAATAATGCGATCAATTTTAGGAGGTCTCTGAAAGATGTTGAATGGATTAAGATTCCACGGGTGTATAAAAAATACTGTACGAATGAAATGATTGTAATGGAATATGTACCAACAGATAAGATTACCGAAATCAAGGATAAGAAAATCAACAAATTAAAGGTGTGTGAAGCCCTCGTGAATTCATACGTCATACAGACTATGGAGGCTGGTCTGTTCCACGCTGACCCACATCCCGGAAACTTGGGTATTTCCGAGAATGGTAAGTTGGTCTTCTACGATTTCGGTTTAGTCATCCCACTATCGGATGAACTCAGAGAAGGTTTCAAAGACCTTTTCTTTTGTATTGTAAATAGGGACACCTCGGGAATAGTTAAAATTTTAATACGCCTAGGGGTAATCGTCCCAACGTCTACGGATATCTCAGACATTGAACTTTTTTTTGAGAGCATCCTTGGGTACCTGGAGACCCTAGATGGAGGTACTATTGTAAATGATGAACTCGCCACTGAGCTGGCCATGGAAAAACCCTTCGTTGTACCAACCAGCTTCGTCTACCTGGCAAAGTCATTCTCCCTCATAGAGGGTATTTGTATCCAGTTGGATCCAGAGTTTAATTACTTCACCTACCTGGAACCTATGATCCAACAGCAGTTCCTAGAATCATTCGACTTGGGTGAAATGTTTATGAAAACGACGGAGATTCCCTCAAAGATTGGGAAGATAAGCACAGCTGTTCTGGGTTTGGAGAAATCCAGAGCATCTATGAAACGCTCGATGGTTAAAACGAGGCAGGAAATACGGGTAGTTCAATACAGTGTAATTTGTGCTGTATTAGCGGAGAGGTTTCACGACACACCATTGGCTGGTGTATTCATAGCGGGTGCGATGTATTTTACTTTTCGTAAAGATCGATAGACTTCTTTACACTCTTCTTGGGCTTGGACTTTTCATCCTTCTTGACAAGTTTCTCATGTTCCTTGTAGT